ATCGCCCATTTAAAAAAGTTCAGCTGACCAATGGTGGTCTCCATGAAACTTTCGCTATCGTAAGGAATACTGATGCGCTCCCAGCGACAAAAGGGGTCGAAACGGCGTTTACTATACGCCTTCAACTTGAGCTTATAATCATTATATACCTTGAATCGAATGGTTTCACTTAAGCAGTCGCTAACCGGCATTTCATAAATGGTATAGTTTTTCTTAGCGAAATTGGTAACAAACCAATCGACAATACGAAGCGAAATTTTAGACTCGCCGTTGATAATACGCATCATTTTATGAAGGTTCTCGCGATTCTTATAGAAATCCATTAAATTACGCATCAAAAGATCGTTTTGTGTATTAATAGAGGACGAATTGTAAGACGCCATTGTAAATACAAGTCGCCGCGATTTTTTATGCTGTTTTTGGCGAATAATAATAATATTGGTAAATGAGGTCCTACTCTACAATTATTTGAACATGCAAACCCAATGTAAAATACGACATTGAATATTCATCTTTGAATTCGAAATCGTCCGTTGCGAAAAAACTTCAATAGCCGCGCTTGTATATAATTTATCGTGTATTATATATAATGGCGCCGACTCCTTCGGATAAATGGAGATTTACTCTTTACACAACATTTGTGGCCATACTATTGTTTAACCCTTGGACATTTAGCGTAGTGAATACTCTATTGTCTCGTTTTATTGGACAAACTGCGACGGGTAATGGATGCCCGACGCCTTTAGGATTTGTTATTCATGTTGTAATTTTCACGTTAATCATACGGTATATGATGGATATGAAGCTATAAAGAGAATGTTAGTATTAATATAAGAAATATTATCTTATATTAAATTTTTATTTTAATAAATAAACACAACTGCATATATGCAGTGCGTTTAGTTGGAGTAGGCAACGCCAGCCATACCAGACATCACGCGGAGCACGTTGTAGTTCACGGCATAGACGCGGACCTTGGCGGTGGCCGTGCCGGCAACAGCGCCCGACGAGAGCACGAGCTGGAGGACAGCGTTATCAATGCGCGAGAAGTTGCACGAGCCAGAAGGCTGGTGCTCCTCAGGGCGGAGGGCGAAGGAGTACACGTTGATGCCCGTATCGGGGGCGCGGGTGTGGTGCTGGAAGGGCTGGACGACGTCGAAGTACGAGCCCTCACGCTCAGAGAAGCGGTCCTGGCCGTTGAGCTGGAGCTTGGCCGTGACGACGGGGTTCTCGCCCCAGCAGTGCATGTCGAGGGCGGTCTCAGCGAGCACGAAGGTGCCGGCATCAGACACAGTGGAGCCAGAGGTTGTGTTGGAAGCGACGGCGAAGGGGGTCTGGGCCTGGCCACCGATGTTCCAGTAGTTGGAAGCCTTGGCGGAGTCATCAGCACCGGCCATCTGGAAGAGGCCGGAGGCGTTGATGAAGCCAGCGGCACCCTGGGTGTCCTCGGGGCCACCGAAAGCGTGGATGGCGTTGGGGAGGGCATCGATGGCGTCCGTGTAGTTGAAGGGCTGGGCACCGAGCGTGCGGAAAAGCACGGTGGTGGGGTCGAGGGAGGCGCAGTAGTCGACGTTGGCGTCGGGCTGGACAACCCAGATAAGCTCCTTGCAGGGGTGGTTGAAGTTGAGCTTGATCTTGTTGGAAGAGGAGCCGACGGACTCGTCGCCGGTGAACTGGAGCTGCTCGATGAGGTACTCGTGGGGGTTCTGGGCCATCTTGCGGCGCTCGTCCGTGTCGAGGAAGATGTAGTCAACATAGAGCGAGGCGGCAACAAGGGACTGCTGGTAGGCGGCGGAGGCGCTCACAGTGCCGGCGGCGCTGCTGCGGATGTCCGTCACGGCCCAGAGGCACTCACCAATGGGGCGGAAGTCAATGTTGATCTTGACCTCGTGGTACTGGAGAGCAATAAGGGGGAGGGCGAGGCCGGGGTTGCGGTTGAACCAGAACTGGAGGGGCACGTAGAGGGTGGTCTCGGGGAGAGCCTTGCGGGGGGCGCACACCTGGGCGGGGCCACCGGCGGCGGCGCAAGGGCCAGAGACAGCCGCGAACGTAGGGTCGCAGATGTACGTGAGGGCTGTGGTGTTGCCGATCATCTTGAAGTAACCACGCTGTTGCTCAGAGGACAGCGTAAGCTGGTTCCAGATGTGGAGCCAATCACCGTATTGGCGGTCAATGCGCTGGCCACCAATCTCAACCTCAACCTGGGCGATGATCTGCTCACCGATGAAGTCTAACCAACGGGCCCAGACACCCTGGCCACCAGTGGAGTTCATGTTCTGGTTGATCTCGGGGAGAACGAGCTGAAGGTACGTGCGGTAGCAGAGATCACCGTTGCGGCTGATCGTGCAGGTAACGCGGCGACCGAAGTCGGCCTGGCCAGAGAAAGTCTGCTCAATAGACTCCATGGCGAAGTTGGTGTGGCGGCGGTAAGACACCTTCCAGAAAGTAATCTCGGGTGTTCCCGTAAGGAACACGTCCTGAGCACCGTAAGCGACAAGTTGCATAAGAGCTCCGCCCATTTTTGGTATATACCTTCCCTAGAAAATAATTTCTGGAGAAATTGCTAAATTAATTAATTAATGGTTTGACTCTATAAACAATACGGATCGCTAAGATTAATTTATTGTTACCTAAACCGCTTTTATATTTATTTGTTCCGAACCGTTTTACGATTTTCTGGGTGGATGCAGAAAATCCGTAGAAGTCGCATTTTGGACAATGAAATTTTCTAAATAGTTTTCCTGGAATATTTCGCGCCTACCTTCGTGTTTTTTAGTGAAAATGTAAGAGTCCTGCGATTTTTTGACGGACCAGCCCTGGTCGAGGGCATTGGTTATAAATACCATCTTTTGAAATTGTTTACGGTCCATCTGAATATTGGATGGGGAATTTAGAGGGAACTCCATTTATATAGGGCGATAATGTGAAAATGGGGGTTTTACGAAACAATTAATTTGTGGGGATAATATAAATATGTCGAATCCATTGAATTATCTGAGACCAAAAGACACAGAAACAAAAGATTGGAATAAAAAATTAAACGGAGAGGATATTATACACGACGCTCCCGGTCTTTCGAAAAATCAATTGTTTCAAGAATGTATTAAATATTTCTTGGATACAGGTAAGGCTGGATTGGTAAAAGCCCACTTGAGCGTTGTTCTTCCCGGAAAAGAATTCAAAACAAAACCTGCTCAATTGATTCATATAAATGAATCTATACCTGATACTTATCCGGGTAAAAAATTAGGATTGATTGATAGAATATCACCTTCTTTTTATTTTGACCCGGCTAGTCGTAAATACACGGGACAATTTCCGAGATTGAAAGATTTTTTAACTAGCAAAGGTGCTGAAAACATAAATATTGATTTACAACAATACGGCATTAATGAATTTTCGTATAAAGTTGTGACTCATCCTAAGTGCATGGTTTTTGAATTTTATTTTAAAAATAAAATAGAGTTTACCGTTACTATAGACAGAGATGGATACATTATTACTTCACCTACTGATACAAATACCCCTGTTCCTTCATATGTATCTGGTAATGAAGCAAAAAAGGCCTTTTTTGTAGCAAATAAAGATAGTGTCGAGATTGAGCCCTATACACACGGATTCAGATTTATATTTTGTAAATTGCTCGGAGACTTATCACATGTTATTTATTCTGACGATAATACGGCGGTTTTTACAAACGATACGTATTTGCGAGATAGATGTATTAAAAACAAGTGTCCTGCTGTATACCGAGAACCCGCACCAAAAGAAACCGTCAAAACCAAATTACCGTTAAATAAAAACAAAAAGGCTCAATTAAAAAAAGGCGGGGTAAAATCAGCAAAACCATCTAAAAAGGTTGTTAAGGTCGGCGACAAATTAGTAAAACCGAAAAATTCGTTAAGCACGTACGTGTTACACGATATTTACCGCCCAGCGACAAGAGGGGGTGGTGAAACAATACAAGGACCCTCTGAATCCAATTTCGCAAATGAGTGCAATAAAGTGAACCTGTTAAAAGAAATTGACGAAATCGTAAGTAGACTGGAGACGTTTTTAAATGATGAAACCCGCTCTTTTAAAATAAATGGACAAGACTTTAAATGCACAGAAACTATAGACGAAAAATTAAGGTCTATTATTGATTTTTTGAAAGGATACACAAAAACAGAAATTAATAACATAGATACGTCTTTATCCATTGAAGAATACAATTCGTTAATCATGAGATGGTTCCCTTTACAAATTTTATTTTGTCCGGAAGACATGAACACGTCAATGTATGAGCATAAAGGCGATACATATTACAGCCCCTTAGACGTAGACAGATTGTTTCCTGAACAGGAAGACAAAATAGGTGATTTTGATAATGTTTTCGAGAACGGTTCATACAAAAAATTTGTAATGAACGGACAATCATTTGATGAATCTAAAAATAAGACAGGAAGTTTAAATGATATATTGTCTTTTTTAACAGAAGAATTTAAACAACTCAGAACAAGTGACGAACTAGATGAAGCCAAGGAACTCCTTTCCGCTACAACCAACCAAACTGTTTCGGATGATTTCGCAGAGCTTGTTGATTATGCGATTGATTTTGGAGTATTAACTGAACACGATATTACTATTGAATATTTAAAAGATATATGTGGCGATGATATAGAAGCGCAAACTTATTATACTCGATTATTGCCTCTTGTTTATTTTGATGGCTATCATGTTTACGATTATGATTTGCTTAAAGCTTTTGTCGAATCATGTAAAACAGGAAAAGCGCCAAAGGGTAACGAAGGGTTTTTAGAATTTTTGGCGGAAAACATGAAAGACGACGAAGAAGTATTTGATGAAATGGAACCAGAGATTCCTAATGCTTTTGGTATTAAGCCCAATTTCGATTATAGACCTGTTGCGTCCGAGCCAGTAAAACCTTTTGAAACTGTTTTTGGACAATCAATGATGGTACGTGGCGGTTCTCGAAAAACCCTCAAAAAACGTCGCACGAAACGCGCCAACAAAAAGTCAAATAAGAAGAACACTAAACGTAGAGGCCGCAAACATTAATTTTTAATTATTGTATATAGGAGGGGGTACGGGTACAGAGGCCACAAAATGGCCTCCAACCTTACAACGCGATGCGTTGTTTAGGGAACCTAGGTTCCCTCGTAACATTAATCGCATAAAATCAATATAAAAAATCAGCTTCATTTATTCATAAAACCACAAATAAATGAATCAAAATTCAAAGAAACTCGTACCCAAAACCACCAATACAATAGATGAAAAACACACAGAAATGCTTCAATCTTTCCATGAAATAGAAACGACCACGATACCCAATTTAGTCGCCGAAAAGGAGAGACTGAAATCGCTCATACCAAATCTTAAGGAGCACGAAATCGACGCCTATATGGACATCCGCGATAAGGTTCTCGCAATTCAACGTCAAATAAAAGACCTGAAAAGCCAAAAGAAACGGTACTTATTAGACAACTCTAAATACATTTTCGATTATTTTGAAGAAAAGAAGAAAATCAATACAGGCGACAATAATCAAAATTCCATGGTTCTCAATTCCTTCTTCAAAATCAAGGCGAAGTCAGTCGACGCCTCTGATCCCAATAATGATAAATACAATCAGGCCAAGCGATCCTATCAAAATTATTGGCGAAATGTAAACGGCGATATTATTAACATCCAAGATTTCGTAGTTAGATCCGATATATGCGAGGCGTGTTTCCAGGGCGAGATGATTCCCCAGGACGAAGAGGGGATTTTGATATGCAACAACAAAAATTGCAGTAAATTCATCACGTATATCATCGATAGTTCCAAGCCCACAAACAAAGAGCCACCGAACGAGGTTTCGTATACTGCGTATATTCGTCTCAACCATTTCAAAGAAATTTTGTCGCAGTTCCAGGCCAAAGAAACCACGCAAATTCCCGAAGAAGTCATTGAGGCCATTCGTAATCGCATCAAGAAGGAGCGTATCAGGGATGTGAAATTGATTAATTATGATAAAATGCGCGAGATTCTACGCAAGCTAGGTTTCAACAAATATTTTGAACATATTCAGTATATTAATTCCCTATTCGGTATAAAGCCGCCCATTATGAACGAAGAGTTACATGAGACGCTATGTGTTTTGTTTATTGAGATTCAGAAACCCTGGGCCGTTCATTGCCCGGCGAATCGTACGAATTTTTTTAATTACACTTATACACTATATCAGCTATGTGTACTCTTGGACCAGGTTCAGTATTTGCCCTATATTCCGATGATGAAAGATCGCGAAAAGCAGTTAGAGCAGGATATGATATGGAAGAAGGTATGTAATGATTTGGATTGGGAATTTTTTCCGACGGTATAAATATGTTATCAATAAAACATATTTATTTAGTTGCGCTTTTTCATAGTGGTGTTACGTCTCTTACGGCAAAATGTGCGCTTGGTGCCCGAGGCGACCTTGCACTTTTTGTAGTGACGCTTGCAGGTTTTCGTGGACTTTCCGCGGCAGACAACACGTTTGGCCATGTTTATAAAATAATAGCAGATATTATTATTATTTTATAAGACGACTATTTATACCATACGCAGACCGCCAATTAAGTTAGCGCCAATTCCGAAGCCAGCACCGGCGCGAGCAGACTCTCCGATGGAGGGAACGAACACGTCAAGGATGCTAAAGGTAGCCGCGGCACTGAGGGCCAAAATAATGACCTCCTCTAAATTAAGTGACTTCTTAGGGATGACGACGGCAACAAGCGAAATAACGATGCCGAGAACCAAATACTTGATGATGCGCTTCACGAGTTCGGAGAAGTTAACCATGCCGCTCATTGTCTGAGTTATATATTATAGAAACAAAAAAACTAAAGGCCCCGAAATAAATAAATAATCCCTAAATCACTTAAACAATATTTTGGATGAATATTAATAATGTCCGCGTTCGAAAAGAAAACGTTAGAAAACGGATCACCGAATCCTAAATATATTGATTTGTGCGACGAAGATCCGCCGATCGCCGGCCAAAAGTTCGCCTGCTTATCCTTTGTGTCTCCCGAAAAGATTTTAAAGAAGCGCGAAATCTATTTGTTTGACGAGTTTGTGAAGCAATGGGAATTTGCTAAATCTATGGAAAAATTCGCCGAATTTGTTCAGTTTATGTGTTTTAAATATAGTCTTCAGCCTGACGATGTGATGAAGAACTTCGACGAGTTTAAGACGGAAGAGCAGGCGAAGTTGAGGGAAGCGTCTGTGCTCGACGATTATAAAAACTTTTTGGATAAGCACGAGGATAAGCTGAATGAGCAGTTCAATCGCGAGCACGCATTTCAGACGTCGGTGCGCGGACTTAAGCTGCGCGGAGTTTTCCCCACACAAGAGGAGGCGGAGATGAAGTGCAAGAAGTTGCGCGAGATGGATCCTCATCACGATATTTTCGTGGGCCCCGTCGGAATGTGGATGCCTTGGGATCCGGATGCGTATAAGACGGGTCGCATGGAGTATATGGAGGAGCAACTCAATGAGCTTCATAAGGCGAAGTTGGAGAACGAGGAGAAGGCGAAGCAGGAGTTTGATCGTCGTATTAAGGAGACCAAGAAGAAGGCGATTGAGGAAAACATTAAGTTGGCTGCTAAGTCGGGCAATGTGCTTACTCAGACGATCGATGAAGAGGGCAATTTGATTGGCGTGAAGGAGACGGTGAATTTCGAGGAGCGCGAGGTGGCTGACGCGGAGTCTACTCGTCTTTATAACGAGGCTCTTTATGAGAACGCGAATAAGGCGGCGGAGGACGTGGTCGAGAATTTACCGGTAGATTAGGCAGACGAATAAATGTTATAATGCAAAAACCACATAAACAATAATGCGTAAATATAATGTGCTTTGTTAGCTCAGCTGGTAGAGCATTCGGCTGTTAACCGAAAGGTCGTAGGTTCGACACCTACACAAAGCGAAAAATTTATTGATGTTATCTTATCAATAAGTTTTCATTTTCTATGTTTTTTCATAGTGCGGCGTGGACGTTTTTTACCGCCATTATTAAGTGCTGCGAACTCTTCTGCAATTAAATCTATTTCGTCATAAAGAATAGGTGTGCTAAGTTGTAGTTCAATATTTATATTTACAATATTATTATTTATTTCAATGATAAAATTTTGTAGTTTAAATATTAAACTATGTAATTGAGGCGAAGAAAAATAAGTAGGTAATAAAATTAAACCATCAACAGTTTTTTTGCAAGCGCGAATGGTCGCATTAAAATCCCTTTTTCTTTTTAATCTATAATCAGTGTCTATTTCGTTTTTGTTTTCGTTCTTTCTTCTATTGTTTAATTCTTGTTTTTGCTGTAAAAAAAATTTCGCTAATTTTGAAATTCCAGACATACCCGTTATTTCATTTGTCCATTCTTTTGTGTTTCTAAGGTCGGGGTCATTCGGTGGAGGCGGGGGAATAATATTTTCCGCTTCATTAATAGTTTGCAGCCTATTTGATTGGCTTCTCGATCTTGATGGTGGTCTTAACGTAGATACCCTATAGGTTGATTGCATTACTTATATATTCATTATAAAAAAATCCTAAAAATTGGGATAACTGTTAATTTTAGCTATAATGGTATTCACAATCGATATAATAAGCGTCTTTGACTGCTTCGTATTTATTGCGTAAACTATATTATATAATAACTGAAAGATTTCGCGTTTGTGTGTTTGTAAATCACCAGGAAGGGATACCGCGGTTCCTGTGCCTGTAGGTTTAGTTTGCCCAGAACCAACTAAAGGGAGTACATTTTGAGCGAATTCGCCGACGTAATTTCCGGGCGGTGATGTATTCATTACAACATAGGCTTCGTTTGTTGCGCTATCCAGCGAAATTCCCATAGCAAATTTCTTACTAGAAACCCATACTAAACAAGTAAAATGGCCGGTCGTATCCGAAAACCCGGGCTTCGAAAAATCATAGAGGGCGATTTCACTGTACCAGGCATCGATAGCTTTTTTAATAAGCTGCATCAAATCGGTTCCATAACCTTTAAAATAAGCCAAATTTTCTCCATACGCAGGATTGCCGCTATGTTGCATCAAGTGCGCGCTGAGTAAACGATCGGCCCATGCTTGTGATACAGAATATATAGCTGCATCCCACGTTAGCGCAGGCGCCTGGTTTTTAGCGCGGTAATCATTTACGTAGGCGACCAATTCCATTTTTTGTGCGTCTGTGAGCGCCGGCATTATATATTGCATAAATATAATTTCCGCTAAAAAGATTTCACTGCATTGTAAGTCACAATTGTAACATGTAACAATAAACATATTGTTTACTATACGAACAATCATTCAATATTAAAACAATATAAACATTGTTTTGCAAAATAGATGAACAAATGCATACTTTTTCTCAAATTATTCAAGCTACATTTAATCAAATATATAGCAAAAAGCCGGAGATTGAATATTTGGACGGCTCGTCCAAAAAGACGATTTTATATTATCAAAAACAGAGTGAACTGGACGCCGAAATTCCGTTCGAATGTAGACACGGAGTAGAAAAACTGTTTTTTATAATGTATATGACCAAAAACGAAATAACGACCGGTTCAAAATTCCTTTTTTTAAAAGAGACGTTAGAAAACATATTTATGAACGAAGAATCAAAAAAAAAATTTATGATCTATTTTACGAAGATTCAGCGCACCTATCACGTGCTGTCGAAATTTGCTTACACCTGTAAATTAAAAACGGCCACTATATTAATCAATAAGGATATTTATTTGACTCCGCTTGTCGAGTCCCAGCCTCGCGTGTTCTCACTAGTGCAGAATAATAAAAAATATCTATTTGCGATCACAGACCTTATCAATATTTTGAATACGTCGTTGGGCAATTCGTTTTTCTTTGTAGCGGAGCCGTTGCCTTGTAAAAATCCTTATACGAATTTACCATTTAATAAGTCGACTCTCTATAATATCTATTTTTTTATTCGTCGTAGTTGTTTTATAATGCCTCCTATGCTACATCAGTTTTTCGTATCGAACTTCGATTTAACTGTTTACGCAGAGGATAACGAAGAAATGATAAGAGATTATTCTATTAAACAATACATTTATGGCGCTGATGAGGACGAAATATACTTTGAAATCATGAGTATTCTTAAAGGCGATAAAATAGGCAAAAAAATAAAAATAGACGAGGACTTTCCCCGAGATCGTTTAATAGATATAATGAAACCCTATTTGGAGTTATATTATAAAGGAACTTATACAATGAACGAATCAAAACGCGAAACGTATGTGACTGAATATTATAATAAGATCAGGCGATTCTACGAATATAATAAATTGTTTGGTCGTAAACATGCGGAGCGCTCGTTCACCACAAATATTAATTTTAATAGACCGAGAACGTATAACATGGTATTTAATGATAAACATGTAAATTTTAACGAAAAAGAGTCAAGCGAGGATTTTCTAAAGAGTCACACTCGGCTACTTGATTAGGCTATCATCTATATAATATTTTATTACAACTTAATTAAAATTTCACCAAAACGTTGCCTGGTCCTCTTTGTCTTCTTGTGCTTGTAGACGCTGACTTTTTCTCGGTTTTCGAATGTTTACTTATAATCTTATATTTCGTCAACTTTTGTTTCAGCGTTTTTGTTTTTGATTTGTTTATGCGGACCTCTTCGGGTTCGCGTTCGGCTTCGGGCGGGTGGATATCATATTTGGATTCATGAAAGTCGCGACTGAGATCCTCAATAGTTTCGTATAAATAATCAATACAATCGTCCAGAGAAGGGTCGTCGTAATAGTCGTAAATATTATAAACGATGTTTTGGTCCGCCACGCTTTTTAATTTGTAATGGCCGTCGTAAATATAAGGCATTTGGTAAATCAAATTACAATATCGTGCGATTTCTGTTTGTATATTCTGTTGTTTTTGATTTCCCTTCTCAGGTACAATATCTAAAAATCCGGTATCATCGCGGAAATTGGTGAATTTTCTGTGACCGCTCGCATAATCTATGAAGTCCGTGTATTTATATTCGGCAATATCAATCGACATAGGAAGATTACCAATATCTGTAAAACAACGAGAATCAAAAAGAGTAGTGTTTTTGACGAATCCCATTTTGGAATAAGCAAAAAATCCGGCTGCGTTTTTATATCCTGCCGCCAATTCTAGTAAACCGTAGCGCTGACCGATTTTTTTACAACAATATAAATAGGCACCTAATAAGATAGAACCCTTGGGTTTGTCTTTTACTGAACGCACGCAAATTAAATTCACGGAATATGCATTGGGTAAGCGTTTACATTCGCCTTTTTCCACGATGATAAATCCGAGAACGCCGTTTATTTTTTTATTGGCGGCCGTTTTAGTTTTGGTATGACCTTCAGCGGCCTTAATGGATTGGTAATTGGATTCTACGAGAACTAATACGTCGAATTGGCTATTCTTTAATCTACGAATGGCGTTTATTCCGTAGTTTCTTCCTATTTTTTTTTCACAAACGCTTTCCGCCATGAGTTCGAGAACGGCGTTAGAAACCGTTTCGACCTTTTCTACGCTGGGTTGTCTGTTTATACCTTTTGTCGCTATACGTTCGCTCATTTTAATTTTGGGAGGACTATACCATTTGACGAATTCGTCGTGATTTAATAATATGCGTCCTTCAAGTGCTTTTACTATTTTTTCGTCCTTTCGATAAGCATCTAAATGTTCGCTAATAAATACCTCTTTTTGCATTTCTATGTTTATATATACAGAGAGTAAAAATTGCGTTTGATCGGAATACTAACGTTTATTACTTGAATTACAAATCACAAAGTTCTCTGCATTTATGTAGGCATATTTTTTTTCTATAAAACAATATGTGTTTGTATAATATATTTGATGCCTTCTTCTCGTCGTCGTCATCATTCTGAAAGTCGCCACAACAGAAGGGAGAAGCGCTGTGGTTGTGAACATCGCTGCACTGTATGTTGCATAGGACCGATAGGACCTAGTGGTCCGATTGGCCCGATAGGACCGATAGGACTGATAGGACCCAGTGGACCGATAGGACTGATAGGCCCGATAGGACCCAGTGGCCCGATAGGCCCGATAGGCCCGATAGGACCAATAGGACCCAGTGGTCCGATAGGCCCGATAGGACTTACTGGACCGATAGGCCCGATAGGACTTACTGGACCCAGTGGCCCGATAGGACCGATAGGACCGATAGGACCCAGTGGTGTAGTTGGTTACGCAGAATATGTTCGCATCATACAAACTCCAAACAATTCCGTTCCCCCTGGAACCGCGTTTACTATTGATACTGAAGTTTACAATAGCGTCCCCGCATTTATAGTGGAAAGCGCAGGAGCGGGAGGAAGTGTATTTACGCTTGGTATCGGCGTTTACGTCATTGATTATGAAATGAGTTTGGAAGCAGCTGGTTCAGTCGCAATTTATTCGGGTCCGAGTGCCGCACTCTTAGCTATAGATACAAATACAATTTCCGGGTCAACTACCGCGACAACATGGATACACGGACGCGCAATACAAAATGTTTTGGCGTCATCCGTCTTTGCGCTATCTTCGGTTGTTGGAACAGCTGCTGTATCAACAGCTGGAACATCTGCGCCCTTTATGATACGTCTTACAATACTAAAAATAGCATAATATACATAGAAAAAATATAGTATTGTGTTGTCTCTGTTCATTTGTTTTTCTTAGCCATTCTTCTGCGCATTTCTGGCCAAGACTCATACGTCTCTTGATATTTTTCGAAGGCCTTTTCGTAACCGCCCACATACTCTAATAGTCCGCTCTTTTCCGCATCTTTGTATTCAGGCGAATCTTCAAATGATTGTTCCATTTGTTCCCAATAAGGATCATAAGGATTTTCGTCGATATAATCGTCACACTGTTTACAGCAACCCACGCCGTCAACATCTATGTAATCGCCAACGTAGTTTTTGCAATCGGGTAACCCGCCACCACAACGTTTGCCGCGAGGCATTTGTCTTTATATTTATGAATATAAATATAAATTTTATATCAATTTTTACCATTTTGTTTTCTTCACATTAATTGCCTGACCCGTGCGCTTCTTACCTTTACTCGGGTCGTAGGCCTCGTCTTCGTCGTCGGAACCCATACCCTTCGAAATTTCCCAGAATTCTTTTGAGCCGAGACGGAAGTCAGGGTGGTTTTGCGCTTTGTACCAAAATATTTGGTCATTGAGCTTGTTCGACTTCGCGTTATTATTAATGACCAAACATTCATAATTCTCGGTCGTTTGATCCATGACTGCACAAAAGCTCTCGAGCGTGGGAAACATAGACGCATAATTTTCCCAGATACGTTTTCGATTTGTAAGGTAAGGTTCTCGCAAAATAAAAACATAATCTATGTTGGTTCTCAGGTTAGGAGGAATGCCTAAAGGATATTGCATTGTGATGATAAGCATGATCTTCCAATGACGGCCGTTCATGAATAAAAGTCTCATCATCTTATCGCGTGTCCAAGATTGATCATACAAACAATCGTCTAAAATAACAAAGGCACGAGGATCGATAGTGGTTCTATTATACGTCTCTATCTCTTTATTCACTTGCTTAAGCACCGCCTTTTGGCGACGTAAAATGTTCTCGATAAGGATAGTATTATATTCCTCATGAATAAACAATTTGGGCACATGCGCAGCATAAAAGCCGTTTCCTGCTTCTGTTCCCGAAATAACCGTACCAATAGGAATATCTTGATGATAAAATAACAAATCCCGCACTAAATAAGATTTACCTGTATCACGACGTCCAATCATCACAATAACAGGACCCTTGTTTTCGTCTGGCTTAAAAGTAATAGCGCGCATCTCGAATTTTTTTAATTCTAAAGTCATGAAAATAATATATAAATCTTGATATTAAAAAATGTGAATTTAACCCAATCCATCAATGTTTTATTCATTAGGTTCAAAGTGCCTTTAGAAAAATATTCAAAAATACCATACAGAAGTTCTCAAAAACGATGAGCGAATCCTTTAAGATCCACTATTCGAAAACGACACCTCTGTCCTTAAAGAATTTAGAAGAATCTTACGACCCAAGCGAAGAAGATATACGATACGATTATAATCCTTTCCGTATTTCGCAGTTGCAAAATTACAACCCAATTTATTCAGAGTTTTTCGTGTTGAATGAAAAAAACTACGGCCGCATCGCATTTAATCATAAATACCACATCAAGGATTTGAATACGGTCGTTGACGTCGACTCGAAGAATGAAGTGGTTCGCCCCATCTTTATTAAATATTCTCCATTGCTAGACCCCCTCCGCTTTATGATAGGAAAATTCGATTTATCTGACGAAAAAACGAGAACATTACCCAGCCTAGAAAACAGGGCGCTTCCGCAAATGTCGTCTTATAACAACCGATCTTATGTGGATAACTTTTTTTGCTATTTAAACAGTCAATTACTCAACCATCATGGCGCGTCGAATTGTCTTGATTATTACGGGTCGTTTCTTGGCGTACAACAGCGCTACAAAATGGATATTGTGGACGATTTAGAATACGTTAGTTCGTCGTCATTTTTTAAAGACAACGTAGGTAAGCATTTTTTCGTGAATCAAGACACACACCAAGATTATAAGAACTATGGTTCTCGTGGACATAAATTGAAGCTAAACATTTCGTCCGACGTGTTGACCTTAGACGCAGTCCAGCTCGACGAAACAGTCACAGAGGAATTGCCGGTAGAAGAAATCAGTGAATTGGTTTACGAAAACGTCAAAAAGGAGAACGACGGCGACGGCGCTTCGATCTCTAGCTCCTCAAATTCTTCCAATAACAGCGAACTTAATTATAGCAGCGAAGATGAAAATGAAAACGAAGACGACGAAAGTACTTGGGAAACCGAGTCTGGATCATCCCAAGAACAGTCCAACGACGACGAATATGTTTCTGCTTTCATCAATAATTTTCCTGTGCAGATGATATGTTTGGAAAAGTGCGACGGCACGTTAGACGAGCTATTCATGAAAAATCAAGTGAATGATGTAAACGGGTCGGCCATATTATTACAAATCATTATGACGCTTTTGCTTTTCCAGAAATGCTTTCGCTTCACACATAATGATTTACATACGAATAACGTAATGTACGTTAATACTGATGAAGAATTTTTATATTACAAATTCGACGGTCGTGTATATAAAGTTCCCACGTACGGAAAAATATTCAAAATCATTGATTTCGGCCGGGCGATCTATAAATTCGAAGGACGCATATTTTGCAGTGATAGTTTTGCGCCAGGAGGCGATGCAGCCACACAATATAATTGCGAACCGTTTTTCAATGAGAAAAAACCGAGATTAGAGCCAAATCTTAGTTTTGATTTGGCGCGCCTAGGCACATCGATTTACGATTTCGTAATGGATGATGACGAAGACGAGAACCTAGATGAGTTTCAAAAAACTATTAAGCGTTGGTGTGAGGATGATAATGGAAAGAATGTGCTCTATAAGAAGAGCGGCGAGGATCGTTATCCCAACTTCAAATTATATAAGATGATTTCGAGAACCGTTCATAAACACACCCCCGAGAATCAACTTAAATTTAAGTATTTTAATCAGTATCGTAGTAAATCACGAGGAGACAAAATCATCGATTTAGATTCTATGCCGGTTTACGTCTAGTTTCTTGATTATATTAAAAACAAACCGTTTAATAGACGAATAAAAATAAAGTAAACCGACAAAAAAAATAACGAAAAACAATAAATAAAGATAGTAATTAGATGATGGCGGTTCGATTACTGCGAATGGCTCTGACCAGCGCGGATTTATAACATTACGAAAATCAATTACTTTTATTTTATCCTTATACTTTTGAGATAACACTGACCAAACTATTTGGCATTGGGGTTGTTCTAAAGAAACACAAGTGTCGTATACCTCATCCAATAAAGGCATTATTTCATCATAATTCGAATATAACATCATACCCGTGTTACATATTTGAATAGCGTCCGCGGCGTTTTTATCGGGAATGTTTTTATTTACAAAATCGATGGTTTTTTCCATGTTTTTGCTATATCTGTTCTCATTTGAAATCTTATCAAACATTAAAGAATCGTCAATTTCAGTAAAAATACCAAATCGGTTTTGTTCATGGCTACGTATAATAATATTGTACTTTTTACCGCTTTCGTCATAAATATCTAATATTTTATGGACATTTTCTTCATTCATAGCTAATTTATGGTCAAAATACAAAATTTGATTGTATTTTTTAAATTGATTATAATCCCTTAAAAATCGTAAGAATTTTATATATTTTGATTGTAGAGAGCTGACTAAATAATTAGAACTTAATTCCTTGTCGACGTGAACAAATGACCACCCTTTTTCTTCGACTTCGTCTTTTATTTCTTGGTTATTAGAAAAAAAATAGCAGTTATTTGATAATGGTGCGGGATGCACTTTTTTAAATTTTTTGCCGAATATAGATGAAACTATTAATAATTTGTTTTCCATGATATATAATATTTATAAAAAAAATATTATACATTCGATGCGCGACGCGACTTCTCATAAATATCAATAGCTGTGCCCTTGTTCTCGAAACCATTGACCAATGACCACTTTCCTGGCGTCTTATTTTTATAATTCGAAAAAAACCAATATACGTTTTCTTTTATTTCATCAGGTATCAAATCTATATCATTTATCAAGTCGTAATCTTCCGTCAAAACACATACTATCTTCTCATCTAATCCTTTTTCGTCCGACATCACAAGAACACCAATAATATAGGCGTCGTACCATGAGTCATTCGACAACTTTTTGTCCGTTAATATTAGTGCGTCTAACTCATCATCATCCATGGCCAGCGTGTTCTCTATAAATCCATAAGCGTAAGGATAGTAGTAAGGATAAGGTAATGTGCGGTCGAGTTCCAATTTTCCGGTTTTTTTATTTAATTCATACTTTAGATTACTGTCTCTCTCTATTTCAATATAAACCCGCACCGACTTATCAGACATTTATATTCTAAACATATATTTTACTAATCCGTTCCTTCCGAAAAAATATAGGGCTAATATAAATGAAAAAGTATTTTATATTCGGGCTAGTTTTTTTAATCGTAATCTCCGTATGGATTCATTATTCAAACGACTTAGAAAATTATGAAAACGAACAAAAACAAATAGAGTTTTACGTCATTTCCATGAAAAAAGAAAACCGCTTAATAAATATTCAAAAACAATTAGATAAAATTAATACAGGAAAAACAGAATCTAGTAAATTAATAATTAATGTTATAGATGCGGTGGTGGGCGTTGATCTAAATCAGAAGGAATTGATTGATCAAAAGATACTTTCTGATAAATATAAAGGCAACGGCGATCCGGAATCTAGGCAAAGAAAAGGCGAAATCGGATGTTATATGAGTCATAGCAAAATATATAGACTCATAAAGGAGCGCAATCAGCCTGGGTATTCGGTATATTTTGAAGATGATTTTAATATCGTAGACGACGACTTTTTAAATAAGGTGAATCGTGCGATCGAAATATTGAAAGACCGCGATTTCGACATAATGTATTTAGGAACCAATTATAAGAACCATGGCGAAAATATAAAAGATCATGTCTATAAAATTGATAAGGGAAATAGTCTTTATGGCGCCCATGCGATATTAATCAATAACAAAAAGATAGATAAGATCATAGAACATACCAAATTTATTACTGTTCCTATAGACGTTCGTTTGGAAGAACTATGTAGGTCTGATGAATTAATTGGTACCGTTATCTTCCCCCATTTGGTTCTCCAACAGTTTGATAGTATGGATTCTACGATAACAGTGGGTGGATTTACTCTAATGGAGAACCAACTAACATTCTCGCCGATTAGCGAATAGTAAACAAACGTTTATTTACGCATTTTTTTCATAAAAGAGATAGGGTTGGGTTTTTTTATATAGAACACCGCAATAATACATAAAGAAATCAAAACAAAACTAAAAAAAACACTAAATATACTCTCTATGTCCAAGTATACGGAAAACGGAGACGCCGATTTATTAATTGACCCCGTAAACGTATCGTTTTTTTCTTCATTGTCTTTGCGTTCTGGATTAATATAATAATGATCCACTATTTTTATTTTATCTATGTATTTTTGAGACAATACCGTCCATATAATTTGACATTCCGGTTGTTTTAAAGACATGCATGTATTATAGACTTCGTTTGTTAAAGGTAATATATCGTTATAATTATTATACAATATAACACCAGTAAGCTGCACTTTAGATTCTTTAGTAAATCCGTCTTTATTCAATCTGCTATCCACAAATTCTAATGTTTCTTTCATATGTTTTCTATATCTTTCTTGCTGAGAAGCAAAGTTAGCCTCATTATAAACCCCCCAGTTTTGATCATGGTTACGAATAACTATATTATAGCCCTTGTTTTTGTCTAATTTGCTTAACAATTTAACGACGTCTTCGCGTTTTAAACGCATTTTTTGGTCATAATATAAAATTTTACTGAATTTCTTAAATTGCGGGAAGTCATTTAAAAATATAAGAAATTTTATGTATTTCGATTGCAAAGAGCATTTTATATAATCGTCTTCTAATGGTAAATTGACTTTAATGAACTTCCATTTTTTGTTTTCAGCAACAAGCTTTAAATTTTCATTATTTGAAAAAAACATGCAGTTTTCATACGGAGCTTCGTTAATATTAACCGTTGATCTACCAAAAAAACAAGAAATTATTAACAAATTGTTATCGGTCATGTATTATTGTATATAATAATACATTACAAATTAATTAACAGATGAATAAATATTGTTATATGCCCGCAAGCAATCGTTTTTTCTTTGATTTGATTATCAATATGGTCGCTATGAATTTCTGAATCATTGTTCGATTTGGTTTTAAATAGCACAGAGCTTAAACATTGGGAAGCATTTGGATGAAATTTAGGTAGCGAGTTTTTCAAATTCTTCTATTGCGTTGTTTTTATTCGCAATATGAAATTTCAAATTATCGTCGTGAATAAGAGAATCATTATCCGTTTTGTAAATAAAATAGGGGAATTTATATGAATACGTTACTAAATTTGTATATAAATACCAATCGGCCTTATGTTGCGTGCTATCATTAAAAATATATTTTTCGTTTTTAGTGTGTGACTTTATAAATTTCTTAGCACCTTTTTTATTGATTAAATACGCGAGTGTGTAAAAATCTTCTCCCGGCTTATATTTTTTGAATTCAACTTCGTTGAAACCTTTCTTCTCTACGTTATACCATAACATAATGATTTCCCAATCTTCTGGCGCTTTTTTGATAACATCGCTCATAGAGGATTTCCAATACTTTTTAAACTCTAATGTGGCGTCGTCTTCTAATATAAGCGCGACGTTGTGTTTGGATTCGCTAAATTCTTTAATACAATCTAAATGGGAAATAAGACAAGCGTATTCATAGTCAGTAACTCCGTCTTGCTTTTTAAAGTCGCCGGTTTTTTGATACATTTTGTCTGGTACTTTACCGTCAGTCGCCGAAATGCGATGATTGGGAACATCTTTGAACGTTTCTTCGGCTAGCATAGATTCCATAGACTTCTTACGTTCTGGTGAACGGTCCAAATTTAT